AAAAATAAAAACAATACTAGCGGATTCAAAGGCGTTTATATAGATAAAGGAAAGTTTAGATCAAGAATTTCCTTTAACGGTAGACGGATTCATCTAGGATTTTTCGATACCAGAGAAAAGGCTGGAGAAGCATATCAGGATGCTTGTGTAGAATTTTACGGTAAATTTGCTAATTTAAAATAAATAAGTGTGAAGATAAAGAATCACCTATAGAATTTAAATACTATGTCTCTTGTACAGAAGAAAAAGCGTGTCCGTTTCACTTGTCCACTGGAGGATCAAGAACAAATAGCAGTAGTACAATACCTAGAGTTAAAAAATCTAAAGTTCACAGCGATTCCAAACTCAACATACACAACAAGTTGGAATCAAAAAAGAAAAAATAAAGATACTGGGTTGCGAGCAGGACTACCAGATTTACTGATTATCATAAAAGAAAAACTTGTATTTATAGAAATGAAACGTATTAAAGGAAGCAGTACTCCTCAAGAACAAATAGACTGGATTACAGCTCTAAATATGGTTCCAAATGTTTCTGCACGAATATGTAAAGGCTCTGACGAGGCGATAGAGTTTATAAATAATTTTTAAAATAACTAACACATAACAATATGTCCGACTCAAACAAAAATTGTGCTGTTTGCAATGCCTGCTATGCCTGCGATTCCTGCAATGCCTGCCGTGCCTGCTATGCCTGCGATTCCTGCAATGCCTGCGATTCCTGCAATGCCTGCCGTGCCTGCAATGCCTGCTATGCCTGCGATTCCTGCAATGCCTGCCGTGCCTGCTATGCCTGCTATGCCTGCGATTCCTGCCGTGCCTGCGATTCCTGCGAAAGTGTAAAAAACGGTATATTCTGTTTTCACCTTGAAGGAGCTAAAAACGTAATATTCAACAAACAAGTAACAGGAAAAAGATTTTATGAAGTACGAAATGAGTATCAAAAAAAATTAGGAGATTGGTTACCTCACCAAACAAATGGGTATAAACTTTATAAAGAAGCTGGTTGTAAATGGGATAAAATAGATGTTTCAAAGTTAGAGTCAGTAGACTGGTTTGAATCTTGGAAAGATATGCCACAAGAAGTAATCGATTTTATCAAAAGTATTCCAGAATTTGACGCAGATATTTTCAAAAGTATTACTGGATTAGATGCTTCTATTTCAAAGCGCTCAGTTGAAGATGTACTTGCTGGATTATCTGAAGAAGATAAGAAGTCGTTGAAATAATCTACTACACCACATAATATATTTGTGTGGTGACTGGAGATTGTTTATTCCTTTGGGGTGTAGCTTAGTTGGTAGAGCAATGGCGTACAATCCATAGTCGCAGGTTCAAGTCCTGCCACCCCATAGGAGTCTATAACAACGGAGGTGTCCAATGAAGTACACCAAGTGTCACTGTGACTGTTCCTACATCGTCCAGGAGGTCAACGGAGCGTGCTTGAAGATCCTCTTCAAATGCTCCTGTGGGCATTCTTGGATCCAGGTTTATTTTACACTTCTCACCTGATGGAGGTTCTATGAAGCAGATGTTCGTCTACTGTTGCAAGTATACCTGTCTCACCGTCCTCTGGACGATGGAGTGGGATACGGACAACTCGGAATATACGAAGTACGAGACGGTCAGCGATACTTGCCACAAGTGCAAGGAAGAAGACAAGGGTCGTCCGAAGTTCACTCCGATCCGCGCGGGGACGGTCAATGTCACCAGCCCGAATGACTTCGATGATCTTATGCAGAAACGCAAGCTCGAAGCTCGTAAGACGAGTGGAAAGGGACCGAACCGTGGGAACCGATGAAGAGCGTCTCTGTGAGGAATGCTGTGGTGTGATGGTCTATTACAAGACCATCGGCAACTACGACATGTTCCAGTGCTTGTCTTGCAAACACATCGAACACGAGGAGAAGAAGCGCCCCGTTCGTAATACGGAACCGAGCTTCCTCGACGAGTGGAACAAGTCGGAGGAGTGAAGTGCGCTGTCCAAATATCAACTGTCGGGCTAAAGGCCTAACACCCGTCCGAAATGGCCACGAACTTCACCCTGATGAGACGATGACGGTTGAACAGGAATATCACTGTGGCCGTTGCAATATCCGCTTCATCGTCCGCTGGCGCCAAAAGCAAGAGCCACAAAGGGGTAAACCTTGAACCAGCACTGTCCAAAATGCTGTAGCCCCCATGTTCGCATCATTGGACTTCACTTTGATGGCAAAGGCAAATGCCTTGTCATAAAGAAGTGCGACTCGTGTTTCCACAAGTTCTCCTTCGTGGAAAAGAGTCAAAAGGTTTCGCCCTGACAAGGCGAATGGTGGTATAGCGAACAGGGGCGCCACTAAAAACAAAGCCCCAGTTCACCAATAACATTTTTTTATATGAAACAAATACCACTCACGCAAAGTAAGTTTGCTTTAGTAGATGACGAAGATTTTGAAGAATTAAACAAGTATAAGTGGAACGCACAGAATAGTTATGTCGGCGGGCTGCCCCTGGGGGTGGTGACACTTGGTAACTCAAGCACTTCGTCAGTCTCTGAACTCAATCACTCTGATACTTTGACACTCGGAAACTTTGAACACAATCGGTTTTGCCCATGTTGCGGAAGAAGTCTTAAATAACTCCATTTCTAAGAGGATAAGAATATATTATGACAAATTTTGATAATTTATGGGATAAGTTTTGTGAGGTTTACCCACCTATGGATTGGAAAGGACATAAAAACGAGTATTTTAAGGAAGAGTTCAAAGAAATACTTTTTGATATTATGGATGGTATGAAGTTATCTTGGAAGGCTTATGGATTGGGAATGCTTGAAGACCCAAAAGGAAGAAACCCGCTTGATATGATTGACGGTTATAATCTTGCGGTCAAAGAAGTTGGTGATAAGATTGATCAGTTCTTTGAAAACCACGAATGTAATATGGTCGAATAACCCAAATAAGATAGTTTGTTCAATCCTATTCCAAAGTAAATCAACCAAAAATATGTCTGAAGAAAATGCAACAAAAGTAAATCCATTTGGATATTTCAAACCAGCAGAAGCAATGCTTCCTCTCATTCAAGAAGTACGAGACGGATATTCAGGACTTCACAAATTCCTCATGACCCTGCCTCCAAGCCGAGAAAGAAGTGTGGCTATTACAGAACTCGAAACATCGGCTATGTGGGCAATCAAAGGGCTTGTACTTAATGATAGTGGTTCAACACAACCAAACGAATCAGGCGTAACAGGCGCATAAATTCAAATTACTAAATTTGGAATGGGACTGAACAAATTATCAATACTAAATTTTAATAATAGGGATATGAAATACCCAATTTGTCCAGAGTGTGGAGAAAATACAATAGTTTTATTTGCGCCACCAAAAGAAGGTAAGTATTGTTCTGCTGATGACGTTGAATGGAAGAACGTGGATATCCAAAGAACACATTTGTATTGTTGTAATGGTTCCTCTACCTGTAAATTCAACACAAAAATTCAAGAGCTTACTACGCCGTTAACTGAAGCAAGATACAAAAAGTTTTAATTCAATTAAAATAAACATATGAAGAAAGAAAAACAGTCGAAGAAAAAATAATAGAAATATTAGGCTTGGAAGGCTATGACGGTGACGATAATCGCTTCCTACTTCGCACCGAAGACGGCTTTGTTACAGAATCTATTGATTTTTCTGAAGAGGTCAAAGAATTAGAAGAATTTGTACATTCTATTCTATTCGCCTCAATAGAAACTAGTGGAGAAACTTTAAAAGAAATTCTAGATATTGCCGAAGGAAAACAATACGTATTTCAAAACGAAAAAGAACGCCTGGACATAATTAAAGAAAAGCTGAGAGATTTATTGAACTCCTCGTCCCCTGAGACGATAGCAAAGTAATTATATGATAAGAGAATTAAGGTTAGTTCTAGTAACAGTCTTTGTGGGTTTAGCAGTAAAAGTATGCCCGAAAGATGCAACAAATACTTTGATTTGGTTTACACAAATTCCACTAGAAAAGTAATTATATGTTCAAAGACTCAAGCGACGGTACTACTCATGCAGTTTGTAATCAGAAACTCAGTGATTATGGTTCAAATGCAAAATGTTGTGGTTGTTTTCCACATGAAGATTGTGAACTTAAAGAAAAAAGTATTTAAAACCTTACTAGATTGGAAACCTTTTGAATAATATGAAAAAACTTCAACTCACAAAACCCTGTCACAATTGTGAACGCTACGGAAGAAATAGAGTTATATGCCAGTGGTGTAGTGCTGATATAATTCAACCAAATATTATTGTCTGGGCTATATTCTTTTGTATATTTATTTTAGGTTTTATTCTTGGTGTTGGATTAAGATAATATGAAAACATTTCTCATTCTACTCAATCTCACTTTTGCAATTCTCAACTACTATTATTTTTTTAAAATTAGAGATATTAGATCTTTATGGATTGGCACCTTAAACTTTTTAATGATATTTTATGTCTTATATAGATAACGAAAGAGATGTCGGTATAACACTTTTTATAATGGGAGGGTTTATTTTAACAATTATTATTTTATCTTGTTTCTTAATTTAATTTCTCATAAAAGCCTATCTTATGGAAAACGAACGACTCTATCAGTTTACTTTAGACCAGTCATCTGGTAATGGATATTTACATTGTGCTGCACAGGCCGTGCTAGACGCAACAAAAATATTAACTGTCTACTCAGGAAGTAAAGAGATACAATATAGAAATAAATTGATTTTTTTGACAGAAGGTAGAATTGTTGAAATGGTAGCAAGTTGTATGGGATATGATATAGCCAAATTTAGAAAAGCGTGTGTTGCTACTTTAGAAAAAAGTTATCTTATAGAGAGATGTAAATATAAAAGATACTGGTAAAAACAAAAACGTCCCGATAAAGGAATGTTTGAGCTAAGCCGTTACAAACGTGACACATACTTGGTTCGCTCTTATGAAAGAGACATCCTAATATTCCACGGTAAACAATAGCTTATTTCTGAGAGTTGATATAGTCTTTTAAAGGTATACCTGGGTGTACACGCAAGGTTTGCATTACAGCCTTTAAAACAGCCAAAATAGCTACGTTTACACTCCAAGACTGTGTTCCGTCCAAAACGTTGCCAAAGTACACTAGGAAGGCAAGAATAGAGGTCTCTAGTGAAGCCATAAAGACTTTACGAAACCAAACGGGGAGTTTTTGCCAGTATGTCATACTTATGCGTTAAAATTTAAATTATTTACTTCTTCTTTTGAAATGCTTTTCCCTTGATATATATATTGATTTTTTGACATGAATACTTTTGTGTATACAACGTTATCTTGAAAGAAAGGCATAGGGTCAATGGCAACTTTATTTTTGTAGAGTCCAAAGTGTAAATGCGCTCCAGTGGTGTATTTCCCAGTATTTCCACCCCACCCAATAACTGTACCAGCTTTTATAAAATCGCCACCTTTTAAATCTGACCAACCACCTCCATATTTATCATCTCTATAAACACGGATTTTATCTAGATGAAAGTAAAGCGTTTCGTAAGTCGGTTCACTTGCGTCTGTAATACGAACATATATACCTCTATCTTTATCCGCATTCTCTGGTGAAGTTACATATCCGTCGTGCGCTGCAACAATCGGTATAAGTCCTTTTTGTTCGTTTGAGTCCTTATCTGAACGTAAAAATCCTGTAAGTTTATTGAATAAGTATTTGAACGGCCCTTGAGTTTTAAAATCTACTCCATTATGTCCTAAAGGGCCGTAGAATAGTGCGTTCTTATTTTCGCCAAACCACTGATTTACTAAACAATATTTTCTATTATTGAAGTAATTACGTTGTATTGGTGAGCGTAGTTGCATATAATTATATCTTACCACTTACCCATTTTAAAAGTAACTGGGATATTACAGTCCCGAGAAATAGTGCTACACTAGAGTATACTGCAAACTTTGCAACAAACTGTACTTTCCATAATTCTAAACCCGTAATACGATTTTGTGCTTTTTCTACTTCTTTGCCAATATTTGAAATTGAATTTTCGATTCTAACTAAAGACTCTTTGATATATTCAATGTCCTTCTCGCTTTTAGCAGAATGCACATCTTGCTTTGAAAGATGGTCTTTTATTTCATTTATTTCTTTATCCATATTAAGTACTAATAATAAGTGCTTGATTATCGTCTACTTTAATTCCAGTGTCTATGAGTAGTTTACTCGTTGATCCAGCTATAACGTGACCTGCTGCTGCTTCGTCCCAGACTTGATCTGCAAAATGATATTTCTCAGCACGAGCATCCTCATAGATAGTAACAAGTCCTGATTCGTCCGCGAGTTCAAATGCTCCACGAATTGCTACTACTCCACCCGTACAAGTTGCGTCCAAAATTACAATTCCTGTTCCAGCTATTGTGCAACGATCCAGAGCAGTCATGTTTTTAATTTTGACACTTCCAGCGTAATGTCTTAATGCAACATCACAAGCTCCGACAACGGCAAAATCAATTATTGGACTATTTGTAATAATATCTCCAGCTACTTCAGAAAAACATTGATCGAAGAAATAATTTCCAACTGCACCCAAAGTAATTGTTGAGTCAAAACCACTACCATGAACACAACAAGGTGGAAGTGTTGCTCCATCTATATCACAATCTCTAATTCGAACCTCTGTCGAACCCACACCGCTTGTAGCCGTACCAGAAATATAAGCTCCTTGGATAAAAGAGTTATTTATTTCTTGACCCCCAAGATCAAGAATCCATTGAGAACCTAAAAATGTCTTTTTTTCGATTGTAGAAGCAAAAGTAAGTGTTGAACCATTAGCAATTTGGAAGATGTTTAATTTTAATGAAGCAGAAAGTGTTAATGCATCAGCTAGAGTAAGACAAGGATTATCTGCTGTTCCGTTAATAAATCCAGTTGTTCCAGCTATTCCATTTATAGTATCAATCCAAATTGCGCCGTTTGAATATCCAATCGAACGACGCACGACGGCATAACTCATATAAATCTGATCCACATAATAATCAGCCGCTGTAAGACCCGTACCTTCGAGACGAATGAATGCTTTGCCTGCTGTCGTTGCTCCTGCTGGACCGACTAAGAAACCTGTATACGAAACCATTGAAGTGAACATAGCGAAAGTTGTTGCTGAATCTGCTACTCCACCAATTCCTCCGACAGTTCCAACTTGTACCCATGCTGTGGTTGTAAAATTCCAACCGTAAACTCGCATAAGATCATTCGCACCATTCACACGTCCATAAAATGTCGTTCCTGTTGGCACTCCATCCTCTCCAATATCAAATTGATAGTAACAATCAATTGTTCCATTAGAACCATCACCATCTGTAATCTGATGATACACAGAATTACGAGCAAAAGTGCTTGCAAAAGTACCCGACGTGACGGCTCCGTCCGTAAGTGTAAATGCCTCTGCAATCTGGTTGATTGCTGCTCCCGTTGCAACAATGTTGTCCAGCTGATCTTGTCTTGATGGATAAGTATCACCCGATAAACCCGTACCGTCGAATTGAGACTCAAGTGTGTCAGCAGCTGTTGTATCGCCTGAAATCTTTATAGCGTCAGCATTTACGTATTCACCGAATGAACCTGCTGTAACTGAGGTCGTCCGTTGAACTGCCCAGACAGCGGCTGCATCTCCAAGTTGTTCAAACATGATCGGCGATGGTTGTCCTTTGTACCAAGTATTGAGATTTGTAATTTCATTCGTTCCATTGAATATGTCTGCTAGATAGGCATATGCCGAGGCGGTTGCTGTTCTAACGATAATTTTAACAGTCGCATAGGCTGGTTCAGTTGCTGAGTAATACCCAGTCAGTGCGTAAACCGCATTGTTTGAGTTTGCGTCAGTTGTAAGAGTCATTAGTTGCGAAGAGTCTGGATATGTTGATCCTGGTAAGTAAAATTCAACAGTTACTGATGCCGCTGGATCAGCGACAAAATCAGCGTTCTCATAAATAAAACCTGAAGCCTGAACATAGCTTTGCGCTTTTGCTAGTACAAGATATGAAAAAGAGGTACCAATATCTAAACTCTCTGATGCAAACCTTGCATTCAATGTACCAGCAGATCTAACTGTTGTGTCGGAAAGTCCAGCACCTGTTGAGCGCACAATTCCGTTTGGTGTATACCAAAGATGGTTATTGGCCGTGTCTTGCCATTGGTGAAATTTTAATGTTGAGCCTTGTAGCATCGTTGAATAACCAGCAACGAATGTAGCCGAGTTGAAGTTGGAAGATACGAACGTTGATTCTATATAAGATGCGGAGGAAAGAGTAATGTCGATTGCGTTTGTGCCTTTCGTACCGCACAGAAAGTTATTGAATGTTATATCCGATTGATTGCCCAGTATAAAAGCCTGAATACGATTACAGTGTGCCTCACAGTCATTGAATCGACTCGCGTAAGCACTAACAATAATCCAACCCGCCAAGTTAGATAATCCAACAGTATTACATCCTATCGCATAACATTGTAGGAAAAGATTGTTTGCTCCTGTAACACTCCATCCACTACGATTATGGTTCACAGCAAAGCAATCAATAAATGTTTTATTGTTTACTGAGTTTTGAAGATCGAAAGTAGCAGAGAATGAAGCTGTGTTTTGACCGCCAGTAATAATCCCAGTAAACGTTTGAACAACATCATTACCATTTGAAGCAAAGGCTCGGAAAAGAGGTCTATACAAAACCGTGTAATCTATATTAGCCGCGGCAGTCGCACCGTTAAAAACCACTCCACTTTTCACATACGCCGAAGCCACACCCATTGTTTCAATTCTCGTCCAATCAATATCTGTATTGTTTTTCGTAAGAGAGAATATCGAGTAGTAACAAGCTTGGGCTATATTTGTTGTATCAATTACGACATTACGTTCCATGTTCAAAATCCACGCGTCGGTTGAATGAGTATATGTTAATGCCGCCTCCGCCCCGCCTTTCGTTAAAGAAACGATGTAGGAAGTTGGTGAGTTCACTGTAATAACATAACGAATATCGGTTTCTTGGTAATTTGTTGCATTAGCAGAAGCTGGACAAATCCATACTTCGTCACCAACCACCCAATTCACAGCATCAGCTGTAACAAGCGGACTTGCAGCAGTACCAGCTCCACTTACATATTTGGTTTTCCAAAATGCCGTAGATGATTTTGGTGTTCCTTGTAACGTCACCTTTCCGCCGTCTAATTGGGTGACTCCATAATTACCAGATACACCATTTTCATTGAACCGCAACTTTTCAAGACGTGCTGTCCCTACTGGAGACCCCACTGTACCTATTCTGAGTTCACCACCGTTTGCAACTACAACATTTCCAAGAGAGGTAAGTGTAGAATCTACGGTTATATCCCATGATAAAAGTCCATTAAAGAGAACCTGAACAGCCTGACCGATTGAACGACCGAATGTTGTAGATGGATTTCCCGTCTCTGCACCACTACCGATTGTTTGTGTTCCATCCATTGTAAGTGTAATTGCAGCCCCCAGATTTTGTGATGTAATAAAAACATAATCCGTAGCCGCAGGAACTCCTGTGGCATTAGTCGTTGCAAGATATGCTAAGTTTGTCGCACCTGAGTCAGCTGCTCCAGTATGAGTACCCGAGCCAGAGGAGACAACTTTAAAACGATAACGCCCAGCAACCAAAGAAAGGAATGTATATGGAGTAGCAAAACGAAAGTAAACCCAAGAATTTGCTTTAATATCCGTAAAAGAGAGTGTCTGAGTCGCGGTAGTATCGACCGTATTATCTTGTAATGTGACTGTGATGTTATGACCAGCCGTACCAGGAGCAACGATGTAGAGCAAACACCCATTACAAGCGTCGACAAGATTAGGAGCCGTGAATGTGGCGGTAAATAAATTGCTCGTCGAAATAGTGATATTTGTGGATGCATGAATAGTAGGCGTATTAACCACGCTATCCCAAGTGCCAGCAACACTCCAATTTCCTGTTGTAGAAGCTACTTTGTATGCCATAAACTAAATGATTACACCAATCAAATGCTTTAATTCTTCGGCTTTATTTACTGGTTTTGTGTATTTGTCTTTTATATTACGTATATAATTAAGAACCTGCTCTTCAGTTACCTCGTCATTAAATTGCATTTCTTCGTTTTTACCATTAGATATTTCATATTTAACTACGATACTAAAATCGAAATATTGTATATCAACTATTGTGACAGATATTTCTTCTTTTTTTAATATTGGCATATTATACAACTGTCCAACTCGTAATTTGATTATTTATATTACGAGTATATGAATAAGTACGAGTACCGTCAAAGATATGAGATATAAAATTATTTATATCTCTAGTTATTGTAAGTGTTCTTCCACCAGTGAGAGCTACTTGTGAAATATAATCTCCAACCCGTGTTATTGTACCACTTCGAGTGGATACGAAACTCTTTCCAATAAAGTCACCAAGTAAAGTTGCTTGATCTGTTACTTTATCATAAGTAAATCCAACATCACCACCAAATGAACCTCCATCATTAAATTGTACATATGTATCTAGGCTAGCTGGATTTCCCGCTGCGTCCACAGTAATGGTTACTGCTCCGTCTGCTGATGTTGCCACTACGTCTGCACCAACAAAATTCATGCTAGTCACCTTTGCTGTGATTTCAGTCCCTTCATCTAATATAGCAACGTTCCCACCTCCACCATGCCATCTCTGGTCGTTAAAATCTATACCCTGCAGTTTACTGGCTGCGCTTGCCAACTGTTCGCCATTACGGATATTAGAGATGTCAATTCTGTCATTGCCCTTCAGTTTCTTGATTTCCGCTATAACTTCCTTTGGTTCTGGGTTCTTCCCATCCATACCATGTAGTCCAGGTATACCCTGTGGTCCAATCGGCCCCATAAGCCCTTGTAAGCCCATTAGACCGTCTTTACCATCTTTACCTGGCTTCCCATCCTCTCCACGTTCACCAGGGTCTCCTTTATCCCCTTTTTCGCCTTTTATGGGTTCTTCCTTTTTTACCTTAAGACCAGTAACTTGTATCTCTAGTGGTTTTGGTAATTCTTTGTTCAATTCATCATTGAGAGATTGAATCTTTTTTTTTACACCATCAACCTTTTCTTCAATAAATTCACTTATTTCATGAAGTTCGTCAATAACTACCGAAGGATCTTCTTGGTACTGAGCTTTACGGATAAGTTTTTTTACTTCTTTATCCATATTATATTATTCTGTATGTGAAAGAAAAGTACATTGCTTGATTTGTAACATCACCAGCAATATATTGTAGTTGTGCTCTATTATTGACTGCATCACCGAGTATAGCCGCACCTTGTCCAGCAATGCTGGAAGCAAAGGCTGTTCCACAACACTCATTTGCGTTTGCCAAGTTAGATGCTACAGGTAATGAAATACCAAGTTGCGTTGATGCCAACGCAACTGTTGGATCAATATCAACTTGTCCTGAGACAGTAACTGTTGCACCAACTCTCATATATTGACAAGAATAAGCTGTTGAACCGTCAAGGTTAGCTACGTTAGTAAGGGTTGGAATATATGTGCTTGCTACCAAAGTAGAATCAACACTTACCACACCAGAGTCAGCACGAAGAGGACCTGTAAGAGCGGCAGCAAGAGTTGTTGTGCCTGTAACATTTAAAGCCCCAGAAACTGTAAAATCACCACCAGCAAGTGTTAAAAGATTTGCAGAATGGGTCAAAGTAACATCACCACTATTAAAGTTTATAACAGCACCAGAGGCAAGAAATAAATCAGACCACTTCAACGAAGTAGAGCCAAGAACTAAACCATCGTTGGTGAAAGGACCAAGCATTGCACTATCAAGTCTCAACTTATTAGTCAAAACATTTGTATCCATTGTTGCAAAATACAGTCTACCATCGAGATTTGTACCAATATTTACATCCGAAGCTACCCAAGTTATTCTCGCAAATTCAGATTGGTTTCCGCCATCATCTTTTAACTTCAAAGACAAGTATGCCTCATCACTATCTGCATGTGTAGTACGTTTACCTTCAAGAGTTGCGACCTGCACAGAGGCTGCATCAGTATCGTTTCTTACTTGTAAAATTGAAGTCGGTGTTGAAATTCCATTACCTATACCAACCATTCCATCCGTCCCGATTACGATTCTATCAGCAGTTCCCAGCCCAGTCGAAGAACTGATAGCAAAGTGATCTGCAATAGAGTTATCTGCCCCGACAATCCACCTTTGATTTCCAGTTAAAAGAAAGTCTAACTTTGCATCTCCTGTACCATCTTGTTCAATTGTCAGCCCGCCAGTTGAACCTGTACTCGCTGTGTCTTCGTAAACATGCAGTGTAGTGTCGGGTACAGTCACATTTATACCAACTCTGTTATTTGTAGCATTTACAATAAGAGCATTTGTGTCGACTACAAGTACATTCCCAGCGGCTCCTGTAAGTTCTAAAGAAGTACCTGTCGCTTCACCAATATCAGGTGTTATAAGACTTGGAGTATCTGCAAATACCAGAGAACCAGTACCAGTTTCATCTGATATAACACCTCTTAGCTGAGCGGATGTAGTAGAGGAAAAGTCTCCAAGTGTATTATTTACTAAAGTACCAGCTTCCCTATTTACAGTGCTGCGTATTATAGAGTTAGTTGTACTGGTAGAAATTGTAATGGTGCCATTTAATACATTTTTTGTTAAAATTGCATTCTCAATATTTTGCATTTGAATACCACCAATAAGCCCACTATCCACATCGCTGGAAGGTACATAGTGTGCACAAACATTTCCCATTACTACAAAATCATTAACTGTGTTTGCAGCAAAACGCTGATATATAAAATAGGCGGTTCTTCCTGCGTTACCGTCACAATATTCAGCATAGTTATTTGAGACGGTTATTTGTTTTAAACCAATACCACTCAGTGTAACTACACCATGACTGTTATTCCCTTCTTTTAATACACCGCGGAATTGATTATTTATAATGGAGACATTTAATATATCATCGGCATTAAGAGAAACAGCAGATGGGATACCAGCATCAGCGACATCGTCTATCATTTCAAAGTAGTTCCCGTCAATCAAAATATTTCTGTTTCCTTCACCCACATCAACCCCACCATTTTCAACTCCACCTTTAATAAAGTTGCCACTGATTATTACGTCCACACAAAAGTCTCCCAACCCGACATCACTCAAAAGATTTATACCATAACTAGCACGACCACTAGAGTCGTCGCCCTGTGTATTTTTAGAGATAATTACTTTTGAACACTCACTTATTTCAACCATTCGTTTACAGTTGAAAATTGTGTTACCCTCAATAATAACACGTTCTACTGCTGATTGTGTACCCATTACTATAGCCCCATATCCAGTTGCCCCCTCAATTGTGTTGCCGACTAACACGACATCATGGGCAGACTCAAGACGAAATCCTTGTGAAAACCCAGACGCTAAATCGTATGGATAAATATGATTTCCTGTTGCGGTAAAACGTTTAAAAGTTCCAGTAGATCCCAAAATACCATAAGTCATTGCGGCTACAGAACAGTTTGTAATTGAAATGTCTTGTGCTCGTTCTAACTCAACAGAGTAGTCTACACCTTCAATAAAACAATTCTCAGCTAGACCATATTGGATGTAGTGAAACTGAAAACCGAAGTGCCAATTTTGTATTAAAATTCCATTACTTTTTATATGTAAGTTTCTAAGTGTGATATTTTTACACCAGTTAGCCATATCATCTGGATCAACTCCAGAATATGTTGTCAGGATAGCCCCACCATTAACTGCTGCAACTGGATTACCGTAAAGAGTCATGTTTTCTATTGTGACAAAAGATAACTTCGTCAAAAGAAGCATTTTTGTAAAGATACCTTCTGTATAAAGTATTGTTGCATTTTCTCCAACACCAATAAAGTTCAAGTTACTGCAGAGATTTATAGTATCTGAAATCTGATAAGTCCCCTGTTTGATAAGGATAGTTCCACCACCCGCAGCATCTACAAAGTCAACAGCTTGTTGGATCTGAACGTTATCGTCAATACCGTCGACAATATAATCAGCGTCCGAGAACCCAACTGTTATAAATGGACCACCAATACCAGCTGATACAGCAACGGTTACGTTACCACTAGCATCACTTGTGGCCACAACAGAACCACCTGTAAAGTCAAAACTAGAAACTTTTGGTGTTATCTGAACACCGTCATCTTTGACAATTATATCCCCACCACCACCGTGCCAAAGCTGATCGCTCAATTTCATACCACCTATCTTTGCAGCTGCACTGGCTAATATTTCACCATTGCGAATATGAGAAATATCAAGACGATCATTTCCCTTCAACTTTTTAATTTCTTCAATAATCTCTTTTGGTTCTGGGCTTTTGCCATCAATTCCGTCTTTTCCAGCTTTTCCGTCCAAACCGTTTAATCCAACTGATCCACGTTTTCCTTCTGGACCTTTTTCACCTTTTGGACCAATAGGACCAGACTCACCATCAAAATAGTCTTTACCTTTTATTGGTTTAGCCAATTCTGCTGCTTCTCTAATAACATATTCCACTTCTCTCGGGACGAAGTAATCTTTACCTTTTACTGGTGTAACTCCATCTTTCCCGTTTTCTCCCTTTTCTCCACGATCACCAGGTTCACCTTTTGGACCACGTATACCTGAAGCATCTATACCCGAAAGTTCTATATCTAACCCAACAATCTTAATCTTTGGGGATTCTTGTTTTGGTACAATATGGGAAGCATCACTTTCTATACTTTCTAACTTTTCACCCATTCCATCCTTAAAATCACCAAGTTCATCCATGATAACAGAGTCATCTTCTTGATATTTTACTTTTTTTATAAGTTTTTTAGCTTGTGGGTCCATATTGACAAAAGTTATTTATTTATGGTAGTAATTAGATATATGACAGATTTACTTATAGCAATTTTACTGATCGCAATATTAGGTTGGGTAGCAATACCTATACTTGGAGTCATAGTGTTATTGGCCTTAATAGGAAAAGCTCTACCGCCACACTAGCGTATTATTTTGTTAGCTTCTTCTGATATACCTCTTGCTTTTTTTAACGTTCCCTGCTTTGAAGCTTCTCTTAACCCACCAAAAAGCCCAGATTTTTCACCCAAAATATTTAAAGCTTTACCAGCAATACCACTCACACTTGTTGGTATTCCCTCAAGTAAAGCTCTCGCACGTGGGTCATCAAATAACTCCATGGTAAACTTAGCGAGGGTTGCGTCATGTGACAGGTCTATACCTGTTCTTTTTTTAACAAATTCAAATATTTCTTTTGACTTCGAGCCTGCTGGTGAAAAAAATTGTTTAACTAACGAAGCACCACGAACAGGTACCCCATCTACAACCTCACCTAAAGATTTATTTAACGCCTCAAGCATCCTCGAATAGTCCGAGTATTGTTTATTTAAGTCTCTATACGCTTTTGGTAAACTGTTTTTTAACTCACCATTTAGTTTGCCAATAATAGATTTGAGTTTTAAGTCTGTCTTAGAACCAGTCGGAATTGTAAGGTCTCGATTACCTTTATATAGGATGTCCTGTACTTCGTCGATAGCTTTATCGGCATCTAACTTAGTACGTACACTTTTCAATTTATCAAGAACAGTTTTTGAAATGTTATCGCCTAATCTATTTACCTCTAAAATTGCAGTGCGCACAGGTGCTGTAAAATCTTCTAGACCAATCTTTGCCTGATTTATAATTGAAGTCTTAGACTTACCAATTGATGCTCTTTGTTTATTAAGTTGTTCGGCTGCATCACTTAATTTCTCTCCTACCTTTTCAAAACCTGTTTGTGCCCGAGGATCAATAACAGCTTTTTCTGCAATTTTAACATACTCATCTAAATGATCAGGTTTTACCTCTCTTAATATTGTTTTAACTTTTTCATCTGGCTCTAGTGAAATTATATCAATAGCTTTTGCTTTTAAGTTAGCAGGTAAATTTGAAACTCCTACTTTGACTTTTGCGCTTAGTTTACCGACCTCTTCCAACCCTTCCAGACTTTTATTTGCAACTTTTTTTGATACTTTCAAACCAGACCCAAGAACCTTTGAAGCTGGCAATAATCCGAGGATGTTCAAAGCAGCCTCTAAATCCTTAGCTGCGGGTAAGTTAGTTTTACGCAGTTCTTCATATTGTTGTAGTTTTTCTTGAACTTTTCCAACAACCTTCTGACCAGTTTTTGTCTCTAGTGCGATTGAAGCAACGTCTCTGATTGGCTGCTCTACAACATCTGGAAGCGAACGAAATGCACCTGTAGCGCCTTCCATAACCACATCACCAACGGCACCAGCTGCCTGACCGACACCTTGTCCAAAAGCTTCAAAAGCACCTATTTTACCTGACTTATACAGACCTGCTGTTTCTTTTAAACCACCATATCTTTTTAAAGTGTCCTCTTTAAGTCGGCTAAAAATAGAATCTGTTTTAGTTTTTGCAGATTCTTCTTGATTTTTCATCATATAATCACCGACAGTTTTAATACCTGAAGGACTCTTCTGAAAATACTTGTTTGCCTTGTCTAGTTGTTCTTGAGTTAGCATATATTTAGGATAAATTTACTTTTTTGAATCCTGTCATCTTTGAAACAGGTATTTCGTGTGTTCTAATCTCTTCAGGTGCCGAATTCACAAACCAATTTGAGTCTTTAACTGTTGCTACACCGTCCTTGATAGACATTATAAATCCTATGTGTCCATATTTTTTATATGGCATTGTGAAAACCATGCCAGGCTCTGGTTCTTTAATCTTTGGGTCCATTTTAGCCATCTTTGAGGCAAAACTGTCCCCTACCCCAAGACCTGTTAGTTTATTCACAAATCTACCACATTGGCCACCTTTTGTGTCGTCAGGGATTACAGCAAGTTTTTGAACTGTGCCTTTTGAGGAGGTTTGCGACTCCGAACTAAAACCTTTTTTCTCTTTAAAGATGTCAAAATAATCGTTTATATCATCGCTGGGATTTGGATTCATTGATTCGAGAAAACCATTAAACTCATCTTGTTCTTTTATCGTACCAAACTGTTTAAAAGTATCTGCATCTGCATATACTTCTTGTTGTAGTTGATTATAACCGTCAGGTCCAAGAACACGAATAAACTCGTTTTTCAACTCGTTAAGATTTTTCTGGCGTGTCTCTTCTGTTTGCCAAAATTTAGGGAGTAAACCTTTAAAGTGATCCAATTGTTCGTCAGTGTAGGCAGCACCAGTTTTAAGATTAGATATAATTTCGATCAAATCTCCCTCTCTAGCGGCATACTCTGAATCAAAGGCTTTACCAGTACCAAAGCTCTCTTGAGACTTTTTACTCAAAAGATCAACCGCTGAAATACCCGACATCATATTACTTTCGAGCTTTCGTTGTTCTGCCGACTTCTCTTTTAAAATTGCTGGTTTTGTACCTGCATTAACTTGCTGTGCATAAAGTTTTAACTGAGCTTCCGTCACATAACCTTTCTTTAAAGCATCATTTAGTTGATACCCTGAAAGACCAAGACCACCTGCTGCGCTCTTTGCTTCGTCAGACTTTAGTTGATAATTCAAACCAAACTGTCTCTTCTCTTCATCAAACTGTTCTCTTTGGAAGTTAAACTTCTCTTGATCACGTAAGTTTTGTATTTCATCTTGTTTTTGTTGATAAAGGAATCTCTTTTGTTCTGTACCCATTTTTCTAACTTCATCAATACGAGCGTTAACAAGACCTGTTAAAATCTTTGGATCAATACCTGAGTCTTGTGCATAGGACAAAATGTCTTCAGCGGTAGGCGACACAATCTCACCGTTTCCGTCGATATCTACTAATCCAGATGCAATTGCATTACCTATTCTTTCTTCTTGTTTTTGGTTATATGTTTCAACTTCTTGTTCAAATTTAATACCACTTTGTCTATCAACTTCTTTTTGTCTAATCTTCTCAGCTTCTTCGTTGACTTCCTTACGCATATCAGACAAGACTTTTGACTTTTCTGAAAGATAGCCTTGAGCAGCATTATACTTTTGATTTATAATCTTATAGTCTCTATCTTCAAAAGCCTTTCTTAAATCAGATACTGCTTTCGCTGCCAATGCATCAATTTCAGCAATTCTACCAATACCAACATTTACCGCATTTGCAATGTTACCAGTCTCTAGTTCAGGAGCATATCTACTCCGACCACTCACAATACCAAGTTGTTTAATACCAGCTTCATAATTTCTATTTGCAAGCTTTTGTTCTTCTTTGAGTTGGTTAAACTGAGCTTTTACAGCTTCAATTTCAGCCAGATCACTCGCACGAAGTGGAAAAGTACCAGACGACAACTTATCTATATCACTTTGATACTTTGTATATTCGTCATCAAGTCTTTTATTTATATCTTCCATTGGAGATGGAGTAATTTCTTCTTGACCAGTTAATTTTGAAATATCTTTTCCTAACTTTGCTTTAGCATCAGCCTCTTGTTGTCTCAAAGCTAAGTCGTCTTTGCGTTGTTGTTCAGATAAGGCAGTAGCGTCCTTTTTTGCTTTATTCTGTGCGTTTAACTCTTGTTGGCGCTGGATTTCAAGTTCATTTCTAGTAAGAAATTCTTTTTTCTTTCCTAAGTCTGTTATTGCTTTATCAGCAGTAACAATAGGAAGTGTCTTTTCATAAGCCATTTGTGCTCTTTGAAGGTCTTGATTTGGATTAAAAGCAGTCTGGGTTGTACCAGGAGTTAACTTACCTTTAGAATCAGTTTGAGCACCTGCACGAACAGCAGAAAGTGGGACAGACTTTACATTCACTCCAGGTGTTATTGGTTGTTTTAACGTAGTAGCCATATTTTGTTTTTTAAACTTCTTTAAGGAGTAAAATTACTCTACGAAAAAAGTATCCATTCTTAGAAGCATTTGCAGCAGTTGCTAAACCAAAAATAGGTTCAAAATTTGTTCCATCTGCACCAGGAAGATTAGTTGTATGAGTAGCAACCAAAGTACCATTTATATAAAATTTTATATTAGTACCAGAAGTAAAGTCCCAAGAAAAAGTATTAACCGCAGTCAAAGTAATACCTGCACTTACGTCAGTTCTAGTTTGAGTCACTCCATCTGCATTCGAAGCCCATATCGTTGCATCTTCAATAAAAATTCCAATATGTTTAGTAGTAGAGGTTCCATTCGCAGCGGCTATTGTCACTGCGCCACCAATACCTGCAAAAACATCTTGCGCAGTTATCTGACTTAAAACCATGCCGAAATACATTGAATGATTTTTAGTCCAGGCGGTAGCTACAGAATTAGAAGCGAATGTAGTGGTAGCAACGTTCCCACCCTGACCAGTTGTAGCTGGAGTTTCAAAGTAAACTGTTGGAGCATATTCTGCAATAGTGCAAGCTGTAAAAACTGATTCACCAAACCCTGAAGAAGCTGTACGATCACAAAGATCTAAAAGATTTATCATTTGTCTGCCTGTACCTAAGGTTTGAAGAAGTACATTATTTAGACTATGAGTATGTAAAGTATCTGCGCTAGTAGTAGCACCAGTTGTAAGCGTTGTCGCATTTGCCTGAGACATTTTATCTAAACTTTGAATTTGAAACTTAGGGCCAACTGAGTCGTAAACGACTGTAACCGTTTGACCTGCTTTTATATCATTGTCCTCAAGGACAGTTGCTCCGTTTTTTGTTATAGCTATTGCACCAAGTCCATTTACGTTCAAAGTAGCAGCTCCAGTGTTAGTAGTGGCTGCTTTAAAACGAACAGTCATACCAGCAACATAGGCCGTTGGTACAGGAGAAAGTGTTACCACGTAAGTGTCATTAGCTTGAGCGTCCACAGCATAAACCTCAGCAGCAGTTTGTAAACCTGTCTGAGTGACATACAAATTTCCTGCCCCAACAGCAATAGTTGTATTATTTCCAACCAACGCATTGTTTTCTGCTTGCGTAGGTACTCGTCCATCGTTATCCCCAACAAAAATAGGTGTTACGGGATCCACTGGAGCAACAGATACACGTCCGATACCTTTTACGATAGTCGAAGAGTCAGGGGAACCCGCAATTGCAATACCGTCAATATAAGCTTTATTAGCCGCATCAGTAGGATTTAAAGGTGTATCTGTAATTACTGGAGTAGCCCCAGTCGCAAAGGTCCAAATTTGATTTACAGTTTCGTTATCGTTCTTATTTGCAAAGTCATTATAGAAAGCTGAGGTGTTTGATATTACAAAGAATGCTCCGCCTGCATGAGATTTTGCTACATTAGCGACTTCTGTGTAAGGCGCAATAAAACCAACAGTGCTTACACCAGTCAGCGTAGCTGTTCCATTTGCATTTGGTGTAACTCCTGTAAAAGAAATTTGTTCTTCTTTTGTTCCATTACCTGGATCGATGGTTCCATATCCTTTTGTACCAAAATCTGTCATTGCAAGATCTACTCCGTCAATGGTTTGAAATGAAGAAAGAATAACTGATCCTGCTCCAATAGCTACACCCGAACCAGCAAGTGTAAAAGGTTGGCTTTGTACAAATAGTCTGTTATCCATATAGAATTTTTATTAAATAACTTCTCTCTACTCTTTTATCGAATTATTCTGATCACCCGCTAACAGAATCTTTGGCCCAAAGGCTAGTATCTGCCATTGTTGGTCTACTTCGTTACTTGAAAAAGATATTTGCTGTTCATAGAAATATTGTTCTGGGAATGTCCGAATCCATCGAAACTTCGGAGGTAAGGCATTTGGATCAGTAGTAGTACTCGAAGTTCCTAGTCCTTTCTTTCCAAGAGATGTTTTACCAAGAGAGGCATCATTGGATGGTGTACACACAAAAGTACTAGTACCAGCTATATTATAACTTGTTTCCGTTGCGCATCCATCAATTTCATAAGTCACACCAAGGGATAGAAGTGTATTTGAACTAATATAACCTTCAACAAATACTTCATTCACACCCTTCTTCATTGAACGAGTACCAAAGTTATTATAAGAAAATACCGCGCGTGCATCGATAGGTAATCCATTATCGTTATACCCATCAAATAGTTTATATGTTTCTCCAACTTGATAAGAATGTCCATACAGCTCACCATCTATAATAGCAAATCTTGATATTGGCATTATCTGTGGTGACTCCCAAAATTTATTCGTCAAATTAAATATGCGAACAGTATTTTCAGCTGGTACAGCTATATAAATAAAGTCTCTATGATACGCAACAGAACAATCTGTAAAATCGTATGTGTCGAAATCATTTTTTATAGAATTTGAAATATCTTCTGTTTGTTGTGTCAAGACAACATTTTGAACACGACCCAAAGTATTCAATGTTGGTTCATTTGTGATAAAGACAATATCATTCCGTATTTTTGATATAGCGGCTTGACTTTTGGCAGCCTGCAAAGAAGTTGTCTTAAGACGTTCTATTTCAAAAGATTCTTTTGACAGATCAGATGAGAGAGTAAATTTAGTTTCATACCACTGATCCTTCCCTGCTGTCACAGTCATTTTGTTTTCTTGTGGAATAAAGCCGACAGGTGTTCCATCTAATGTAACTAAAGCACCCTCACCAACCACTCGAACAGGTGAAGTAAAAGCAAAAGATTTATAGTTGTTTACTTTAGAGATATACACAGACCTATCAGTTAGAGAACCAATATAAATCTGATTTCGTAAGTTAGAGATAAGAGCATTTGCAAAAGTGGGTGGGAAACTAGCTAAGCCAGCATTGGGCATGGTTTTCACTTTCTGGTGAATTATAGCTCCGACAGCATGCCCCCCTAGAGTAGGATTTGGTGTTACTCCTGTAAGCGTTGTCGTTCCAGCTCCACCGCTATATGAATACGTTATCCCGTCTATAACTACTTGATTTACAAAGTAATTTATAAACCCCGTGCCAATAGTTACGTTATTTTGTGCAACACCACCCGCATTGGAAATTTCAAAGTAATTTGCTCCACTTCCTGTAACTGTAAATACACCGTTATTTGCAGCATTAAAATTCTGAGCAGCAATATAGATTGTCATTCCAATAGGAAGAAGGGCTAAAGTGATAAGAGGATCAGTCCCAGTACCATCATAAGTATATCTGAAAGTTGTACCTGCTGGGTTCGTTATATCAAATTGTGTTGTGTTATCACCCAAAGTAAGGTTTGAGCTATAGAAATTCTCTTCTGCCCAAAATGGTGCTCCTTCTTTCGTTATAGTTGTAGCAGTTGCGGCTGAAAAAGTAGTTATCCCACCACTCCATTCATAAATATTGGTTGATCCGTCAACAAAAAGAAGAAAATCAGCCTTTTCGGTATCAAAATCCCAGAATGTAGTGAAATTAAAAGCCACTGAGGTCAGTGATGTCATTAAATCTCTCCAAGTTACTGTATCATCAGAAGCAACATACCGATATTGTAACTTTCCATCAGCTACACCTGTTTTAAATCCAGCCCGTAGATGACGGGCTTGCCCTATATGTATATCCCAGTCGTATGAGGCTAGAATTGGGGCTATGGCGGTGTTTGCTTGCCCATCAAGTGTGAAGCCCTGTCTTGATGCAACTCGCTCTTCTGTGGTCGTTAAAACGTTCTGCGAACCAACAACAAGAACACCAGGAGGTAAATTAGTCTTATCCTCACGGTGTCTATACCCTAAGTTGTAGTTAGTAACGAGAGAAAAATCATCTCCACCACCAGTTTGTTTCGGCATATTAGAACCATCTATTTATAATATTTCTATACCCTGGACTCGGCTTCGCATAATATAGTTGTTTAGGCTTTTGGATTTCACTTTTATACATTGCTTTATATCTCTGTACTCCTTCGTTATATTTTGTAAGAAAAAACTGTCCATCATATTGTAACGCATTTCTTCCTTGCTGTTGTTGCGAAGCCAGAAATGCTACTTGATAAAACATTATATTAAATGACTCAGTATCAAGATTGACTAAGTTAGAGTCATCAGTGACATTTTCTTGATAAGCTCCAGTAATAGCGTCTCTAAACAAATATTTTGAGTAATATTCAACCTCTAGTATTGTACCCATTCTTGAGGCCCAACTATTCACAAGAACACCTGTTTGAAGTGTTGTGTCGTAAGTGAATGTAATTCTTCCATAATCGATGGCAGAAGCATCAGGAGCACCAACCGTTGCTGCTGTTCTCCAGTCAAAAGCAAGAAGATTCCACCCATCACTAAACGCATTGCTCGCCTGATCTACAGAAACAGATTTCGAATAATAGTCTCCAGCAGTAGATCCCCACCGTAACTCAATAGTCGTAACATCTGCTCCTGTAGGAAGATAAACAAATATAAATTCTGTTCCTTGATTCACCTGATCAGATAAATCTTGTGCCGTCATTGTCGAGTTTTCAATATATCCAGTGGCTTGACCAGCATCTAAATTAAATTGAACTGAACCACCAAAGTTTATGAAGTTTATATTGTTTGTTTCGATACTTGATGCTCCACCACCTACTGAGAAAGTACCGTTATCTGTAACACCTGAAATTTGATTAACCACCGTACCTTGAGGTAACAAAGGAGAGTTAATTCTGATAGTTTTTACAGAAGCATTAAAATTGATTGTGAACTGATTATTAAACGTCCACGATTTGAGCACATCAAACTGTTGATTATAGTCTTGATTATAGACATCCCGTGGATAACGAGTAGTTTGGGGTCGAATGTCGATTATTTTATTACCTTTTACATCTGTTGGCAGTGCGTAGTCATATACTTGATAAAAGATCTGATTTGCGAGTTCAGTTATACGTTTTGTTTCTTGTGGGTCAATATCTAAAAGAAGTTGTCGTGCCGCACGGTTAATAAGACCATCCAAATTAGTAATCTGGTTAGTTGTTGTCCCGTGCAAAACCCCTTCGAGATCACTTTTTAGATTAACTATACTGTATGACATATTTTTCTACCTTTATTTAGATAAGTATCAGTTTTTTTATGACATTCTCTACAAAGAGTCCTACCGTTTGATATATCCCATAACTCTCTGCATTCACGCGCTTGTTCCGTTGTGTTTATATTGTTCTCTTTAACTATGAACATGTATCTTTTAACGTGATCAACTTCCATTTTCTTTCTCTGTTTTTCTTTATTTCTAAAACCACATATTTGACAAGTCCAATTATCTCTATCCAATACAGATTTTCGCCATTCAATGTATTCAGGAAGTTCCATTATCCTGTTTCTGAGAGGTTTAGTTGCTTCTTCACCTTTGAAAACTGGACTTCCAGATCCACGAGTTCCTAACGCCCAGCACGTTCTTGAACAAAATTTTGACTTTTCCGATCTATACTTCTGTACAAGGTAGCTCTTGGAACAAACAATGCAAAATTTATCTACACTATTCCACTTTGGGTGATTTTTACCAGATTTTTCTGGAAATTTCATACCCTTATGTAAACCGTGTCCAATTTTTAACCCTGAAATATTCAACCGTTTTTTCATGACTAAATCATACTGTATGTCCTTGTTCCAAGGTCTCATTGTACCATTTCTAGCTGGATTATTTGTTTGATCTTGTTTTGTAATTCCTGTAACTTTTAAAGAACAAATTTTAGAACAATACTTTTTATTTTCCCAATAACTTTTTGATTCATTTACTTTTTTGTAAAAAACATTATCGCATATCAGACACTTTTTTGATTCCATAGGGGTATAGGTTAAATTACTTATACCCCTACTTTATCATGTTCTAGAACTTATTACAAGCCCATTCTACCTACCAAACCTATACACCAGTGCTACCCACCAGACCCACGTAGTCAGGAACGAAGACTTCTTCACGGAAGTTAGCTTGATACAGATAAGTACGGTTGTTTGAATACATCCAATCACGAAGAGCTGTTTCAACTCCTTGACGAATCAAACGAGAAACAGAATGGTTTTTTGAAAGAAGGAACCATGCAGTGTCTGAACCACCAGCAGTTGCTCCCAAGAAAGGAGAAGTATACACAGTGATACCAAAAGCTGAACGATATACGTTGATGTTGTTGTTTCCTGAATCTGCAATCAATGCTGAGTCAGTAATTTCACGAGCATGTTTGAAGAGAGCTGAAGGAATAAGCAAGATACTTGCTGTGTTTCCCATGATTACACCTGCTTGATTTCTTTGTTCAGCCAATGAGACTAAACCAAGATTCAAAGTTGTTGGAGAAAGTGCTCCAGCAACTAAGTTACTTTGTACTCCACCACCAATAAGTGGGTGAGCTGAGTTAACCAATGAAACTCCGTCAGCAGTCAAAGTTGTAGTGAAAGCATCACGAAAAAGATTCATTGCATTATCGTCTTGTGTAACACGAGCCATCTGAGCAAAGTCAGATACAGCTTTTGACCAAACACCATGCATATTGTCATCAAAGAGATTCTTTGAGATTTCAATACCTTGAGCAAAGTCACCAACTAAAGTTGTTTGTTTGTTAGTAACAGAAGGAGTTGACATTGGAACAGATTGTACTTCTCCAATTTTTGGGAAAAGACCTGATCCTTTGAAAGTTTCTGTGATGTATGCAGCGTGAGTAGTTTCAACTGGACGGAAAAGTTCAGCTGTTCGAGCATCTGCAATACCAGGGAAGGTAGCGTTTGCGTCGAAATTTTGATGGAACACTGCATCAAGTTCCGTTTGCACGATGGCAAAATTTTGAGCTTCTGTGAACATATTGTAGAATTAAATTTTTAAGTAGCATTTTTTCACAAAGCATTTTTATCTTTAACTAGGCGTTATACGCAAGAGCTTGACGAAGTGAGAAAGCAACCATACCTGGATATTTCGCAACATCAAGAGGTTCAACTACAAGTCCGTTTACTGCATTATCAGCAGCGAGAACAGTTTGAACACCAGCCGCTGTAACATCTAAAAGAACACGATCTCCTACAAGAGCATCATATTCGGCTTGAGTGTCCCAAGTAGCCGCAACAAGGGGAGCAGCCATATAGACAACACCTGGCAAAAGACGCATTACATCTACAGTACCAGCAGCAGCAACAGTATCAGTTGAAGTTGACATTGCAATACCTGCAAGAAAATCAGTAGCAACAACAGGCAAAGTATTTGAGTTAGCTGTCCAAACTTTTACTACAGCAGCACCAAGATCTTTGAGAACAAGTTCACCTGCTTTAATTGAAGCGACTGCTCCAGATGCAACAGCAAACTTTTCCACCGATCCACTACCAAATGGACCTTCACGAAGGATTTGTATATCTCCAAGAGCCATAAAATTAAAATTAGATTATTTAACGCTTATTCTTCAACATATTCGCTTTAACTCTTTCTGGGTCAAGATTACGCTTTTTGAAATACTCAAGTTGTTCTTTCGTAAAGAAAGTATCGTTTACTTCTTGAGTTTCATTATGTGTACCTTGACTAGAATTTGTTATTTGTGAACGTGTCTGAAGAGATAGTTTTAGCTCTCTATTTTCTTTAAGAGCTTGTTCGATGATAGCTTCACGAGCTTTAGCATTTCTAGCCTCTTGAGTTTCAAGTAACTTTTCTTGTACCTTACGCTCAATGAGACTTTCCATGTCCTCAGCTTCTTCAAGAGGTTCATCATCAAAGACCTTACCTTTAGCTTTAAGAAGACCCCGTCGGTAGTTTTCTTTTTCAGCTTCAATACGCTTATTCTCCGCAAGGAGAGCCTCGTATTCGGCGGCAAAATCCACCTCTTGACTTTGTTCCTGTGGAGCCTCAGAAACTTGTTCAACTCCAGGAGCAGGTGCTGCCGTCTGCTCGGTTTCAACAGCTTTGATGTCTTCTGACATAATAATTTATTTTAAAACGCTTACGGCTGTGCGTTCCCCGCTAATCTAAGTAATTAGGTGTGAGGTATTGTGAGAAATGCTTTAAGAAAACTCACGCCACGCCCACACCCAAGCACCTATTTCTTGGATTTATATTTATCAAATATATCTGCTATATTCTTCTGAATTGAAAGGTTAAACAACATCATCTTACCGCTCTTCATATCATCAAAGCTCTCACTCTTTTCAAACATTACTTCGTATGCTTTCTTTTTAAGAGTCTCTTGAAATATATTCCAGATCTTTGTATTGAGTAGAAATGCCACCTCTGCCTTTACTGAATTTATTTCCTGTTCTGTCATCAATACACCATTCAAAAGTAGTTGTCCTGCTTTACTTATAGTTAAAACTTCTTTTTCATCAATTGTTGGTAACTTTTCGTTTTTTTGTTTTTTCAGCATTTTTTTTTGCATAATATTATAGAAAGTCTGACTTAAGAGAAGAAAGAGGTCGCTTTGTAATTTCTTCTCTTAGAAACCCATCAATTGCATTCTGCATCCCTTCAATCATATTCAGAGCATTGTGCAACTTTTCTTGAGAAAACATCTCTAGTGCTTTTGTAAACCTTTCAACATTCTCACCGTCTTTATCCAGCATTGAAAACAAATTCATTTCTTCGACAGTTTGTTTGGTCAACTGATTATTGAAAGCCTGTCTTAAACCCACTGATAAAGTCTGGCAAAACACCTTTGCGTCGTCTATACTTTTAGAGTTGTCCAGTAACATTGGATAAAACTCATCTTTTACTCGTTGTCTCATTCTCTTTGTTTCTTCCATTTGGATAGATTCTTTGACTAACTGTTCTTTTGTCTTCTCTTCTCTTTTTGTTTTCATAGCATTTTGTGTTTAGGTTTTCTACCACGTTTCTTTGGAACCTTTGGTTCGTCTTCTTGTTCTTCTTTGTCTAGAGACTCAAGTAATTCTATAAATAATTCTCTGAAGTCTTCGTTTGTACTCATTAAATGTCCTTGAAGACTTTGGATGTTTAGAGCGGATAGGTCTTCGTTTGTATACCCGTCTGTAACCACTACCCCACCAGAAACATGTGTGTACCCCGAACGTTTTATATGGAATAGACTTACCAGTTTTTGTTTGACCTCTGAGGGTAGACAGAGCCAATCAAAAGTATTCATTTGTTTGAACATAAGCATTTTTTTAATTACTACACCGTTGTACTAGACATTGGTGCTTGACTAAGTTGATTCATTGAACTCATTGCTTCGAGCGGACTACCGCCGTTTTGGACTCCTTGAGAAGCCATCTGTAACATATCCATACCACCCTCTTTTTTCATAAACTTATCTGGATCTTTTTTAGTTGTAGGACTTGTTGCAAATAGTAGGTCTCGTGTTATTGTTTCTTGATTTGATAAAGGATTTTGTATCGCTCTGTCATATGTCTCAAGTGCATAAGCTCTCTCAAGATCTTCACTCATCGGATTAAGTACATCAGGAGTTATAGCAAGATAATACTTTAGATTTCTGAATAACTCAGGATTTACTTTGTAAAGTTCTTCTTCCCCATCTTCACCACCTTGTTCTGATAACACTTGATAACTCATTTCCATTTCTTGATCCTCGCTTACTGGCTCTGAAGGTAGACTGTTATCAAACTTCACCCGTCTAATCTTTGACTTACCATGGCTTTTCTTTTCTCCCATAAAGAAAGTCTTATATACGAGTTCTGGATTATCAGTTAGTCTATCCACATCTGCAATTGTAAGGTATTGAAGAATATCTCCCATTCGTAACTTTCCAAACTGTTTAACGTGGTCTGAGATCATCTTTATAAAGAGACCAAGAACTGTAGCAGCATTTTGTTCAAGACGTGAAATCTCATATGCTGTTTGAGACCCTGCATTTGCCTGGCCTGACTGTAACGGATCTTCCGAGCTTGCATTAATACTTTCGTCCACCTTAAACATCGTGTCCATTCCTGCCCTAAGATTCGTAGAAAGATTAATAGCTCTTAGATCAGCGTCCTTATCACTCAAAGTTGTAACAGCTCCTGGAACGATTACATCTGATCCAATAATTTCTCCACCAACATTGATCATCGGAGGCATCAAATTGAGATAAGTACCATCAATGATCATTGGGTAAAGAGTATTGATAATATCAGCATCGGGTCCAAGCTTGAAAGCAAGAGACTTATAATAAAAACACTTATTATTGATGATTTCATACCCAAATTTATCAAATGGATAAAGTTTATCATTACGTGGATTCGGATTATCGTGATCTGTTAGCATCACCCCATTTACAATGATTATCTTCAGGTCAAGTCCTCTATTCCAGTAGATTACTTCTTCACCTTCCTCTTGACGCATGTTTGGATCATAGACTTGGTAGAAAGATTGATTTGCATCGTTATAAATCTGCTGTACACCCGGACGAACATATTTGAAGTTCTCATATTTATGGGCATACTTCGACTCTAAAAGAGAGTAAGACTGTACACGTCTCCAAATGAGCCACCCTTGCTTTTGAAGATCTGCTTCAAAGAAGTTCTCAATATAAAACTCATTCACGGGTACAACAATGTTCTGAAAACCTGAAAGAGTTTCATCTAGTTCAATCTCTTCTTTCCACTTCCCAGTCTCATCCTTATCTCTTTTTACTTTTCTGAATGCTTCAGCGTATTCTGTGTATCCAATAGAAGCTGGAGAAAACAAAGCTGTAATAGTTCGATACAGTGAATGATTTGTATAATTTGATTGATCCGCAGCCCACTCATTCAAATCTTCCATTACCTTAGCCGCATCTGTCTGAACCTGACTTTGATTGTTATATGCAAATACTTTTGGAAAGATGAGACGAGCGGTTGCATGAGCAGCAATTGAAATACATTTATTCCTTACCACAGGACGCATAGCACGACTCTTCCAGCTGTTTATTTCATCAGCCACAGGAGCATCACCATTATTTGGCTGATACGTATTGAAAGCCATTTGATCAATCTGATCTCTTTGAATAACAGACATGTCATTGAATTCAACACGAGGTTTTTGCATTGTCGTATCCCCAAGAGCAAAATGCTTCAAAATCATCTCATATATAGGCTTTACTTCATCTGAAATACTATAATTAGATGTTTCATAAGGAATAGAACCAGACGGTCCTAGCTTTGAAACAGCATTTATAAATTCTTCTCTAGTTTTTAAAATTGACATAACTTATCTTCTTAATCCTGTGGGGTAATATTGTTTAGCTTTTTGATTTTGCGAAGGTTTTAAATCAAACCATACTCTCATCATTAAACTATCAGCTCGATCTGGAGACCTACCAAGAATTTCCTTCATTTCATCTTTTGTGATAATCTTTAATTTTTGTTCTTTATCAGAATCTCTTGTTTTTATCACCTCAAGTTCTTCAATGGTTAAATCTTGCTCAGCAATTGAAATATTCTCTAACCTTATTTTATGATTATTCACCTTTTCAGAAAATATGTAGTAACATTGGGCTTTTAAATGTTGATAATTCTCTGGTTGATGTGTAATTGGATTTTCTAATGGAGTTGAATTATTTACAAAACCTTTTATACCCCTTATACCATCTACTACGCCACCACCAACACCATCTTCATCGACAATAGCATGCGAATATGGTATTTCTTCTTTCTCTAATAACTCTTTTATTTTACTATTCGTGACATCTATTCCTTGCCCTTCATAGATAATTGTTTTATAGCATTTCCATCCCTCCCACAAACGTATTATTGTCTTATCTTGTCCAAATCTAGCAATATCTGCGGTTAAATACTTTTCTTTACTTTCCTCTACTGTGTTAGTAAATATATCTGTTAAAGCATCATAATTCATCAAGCAGGTTGGATCGTCGTCGTATTCCCAATTCCCCAACATCAACCGCTCTTTCATTTGTTTGTCTTTAATTTGTTGTAGTTGTTTACCGTAATCTTCTGCTGTAAACGGATTATCTGAATAGAGTGATTGTATAAAAGCAATGTTCTCTGATAACTGTCCAGCTCTGAAAGGTTTATAGAATGTGTTATACGTCCAGTTTTTCTTTGGATTGCCAGTAATTGCAAGTGTTGGTCTGATCCCTAACTCTTTGTTTAAGTGTCTTCCTATACGAGACTTTAAAACCTCAAAGGCTAGACTATGTATTTCTCCTGCCTCTTCCAACGCACCATCCGTATATTCAGTTGATCCGAAACGTTCGTACAATGGATCAGATGGAAGAAACTTTAAATCTAATAAATCAATTCTACTTCCATTTTTAAACTCTATATAATTATACTGTCCGTTTAACTTCCAATCGTCAAAAGGAATATTATGAAATTTACAAACTTTATTCCAAGTTATAAATGTTGATTGCATTAAACGTTTCAACTCTTCACGCCCTATGAATGATCTATAACCTGGGTAAAAATATGAATTTACTAACCGTGTCTCACATAACCACCAACTCTTTCCTCCACCAGCTCCACCACCTAAAAATATTATATCTTTAGTCTTCAGAGCTTCCCATGCCTCATGTTGTTTTTTTGTCGGTTGAATCGTTGGGGTTAACATAGTTGAAACCTATAATCCTCTCTCCTTGACTCGTATGGTCAATTTCTTGTTTTCTTGAATAGTTTGTTTTATCCAGTGTTTCTTTTACAAACTTACTCATGTCAGCAACTGTTCTGACAAAGTCCTTATCACTAACTGGTAGTTGTAAAATGTCATCTATATTCTTATCAGCAAGCATTAGTTTTCTATCTCTTTTCCATCCTTCGACAAGGTCAGCAAGATTCAAATAATTATCTGAATGCCAAACATAAAGTGTACCCTCATTTATTTCGCTATGCTTAGCAATATCTTTCAGAGTTCTACCTTCAAGAATACCCTGCTTTATTTGTTTAAGGACTTCACCTGTAAGTTCTGTTGGTCGTCCTGCTTCTCCCATAAAAAATTCTTATCGTTATGCCCCATCTAAGGCACAACGGAATAATTCTTTACGCTGGTTGTTCTTCGATAATAGGTTCAACCAATACTTCTTCTACCTTTGGTTCTTCAATAGATTCTACTGGAGCGTCAACGATCGCTTCAATTACTTTTTCTTCTTCCATAGGTTTGATAACTTTAACTTCAGATACATCTGAAAGTGATTGAATTTTAACTGTATTTTCTTTTTCTCCGAATACTGTAACAACAAGATAGTTACCAGATAGTTGAACACCATTTTGATCTAAAACACTATTCATTTTTGTTTCTTTACCTTGGATGTCTTTAATAACTATATTCATAGATTATTTTCTTTTTTGACTATTAAGTGATTCTGAAAGTTCAGAAGCAAGTTTTTTACCTTTACTCTTTTCTTGAGTAATTTTACCAACCTTTATACGTTTTTCTCCCGACATATTATTTCTTTTTAAATGAGTTAGCCTTCATTAAAAGATCACCTGGCATAACTGAACCTTTAATATGCAGTTTATCTTTTAATTGAGAAACCTTTTTCTCCATAGTTTTTACCATTGGAGATTTAATTACTTTTTGTACTACTGGTTTTATAGCACTTTGAATTACTTTCTTCATATATTTTACAAAACAGTTACTCCATCCCATGGGAATACAACGCCGCCAGAAGTGCCACCACTCTTGATATATCCATATGCCTTAGTATTGATTGTCTGAGTACCAACTCCAAATAAAGTTTCATCACCCATGAAAATACTTGGCAGCGTACCTTGCAACCCAATATGACCAGCTGTTGATGAACTTAGCCATAATTCAAGTGTCCTATAAGAACCTGAACCAGTTGCGTCGTTCGAATATCCAATCGCAGAATCAATAATCATACCAACTGATGGACTGTATAAATAACAACCCCCGAGGGACAAAGCGGTCGTCCCATCAACGGCTGACAATCTTTTCCATGATGTAGTAGTAAGACCTGCAGCCGCCGCCATATAAACGGTAGTATTGCCACCAGCATTATTAAAAGTAACAACTGGGTTCGCATCAGCAGC